TGTTTTACCAAATGCGTCTTTGTGAGTATTCCCTTTACCATGACTTACATTACCCGCCATACTAAACGCAGAACATGGTGGACTCCCGTCAAGGATATCTAGTTCTCCAACATCTAGTCCACTAATATCTAAAAATTCTTGACCCGATAATTTATTAATGTCATCAGGTAAGATTGGTGTGTTAGGATAATTTTCCTTGTAAGTATTACGAGCTTCTTCAACAAATTCATTAACACATAATATATTACCACCCGCCAAACGATATCCCGTAGAACTACCCCCACCACCAGCAAAGGTAGATATTACAGTAAATTTATTTTGTGCAGATGCATCGTATACATCTTTTAATAAATATGGTTTATAAGTCATTGTTGCATATTATATATGAGTGAACAAGAATTGTCAATTAATAAATTCTTCAAGTGTATTAGTATTTAGCAAACTCCAATCTTTACAAATATCCATAACTCTAATTCTATTTTTAAAATTTATTTCTTTGTCCTTTAATAAATTTTCAAAAAAGATATTTGTCTTTGATACTAATTGTAGATTTAAATGTGTTTTAATTTTATTTAATTTATCGAACTCATTTTTATAACAAGTTCTTACGTGATATTTTTCAGTTTTATTTTGATGTAGTTCTTCCCAACTATATTGCATAAAAAAATTTTCTACGTGTTTTCCTACATATGGAGCCACAAAAATTTTATTATAATTTTCTGACAACATTTGTTGTTGTAAGATACCAGCTGGATTTTCTGCACCAAAGTATCTATCTCTAAAACTATCAAACTTCTCTTTAGTCTGTATAAAGTTAATACGAGCTTTCTTTGAAACACCATACCAACCATCAGCGGCTATACCAGACATTACATATTTTTCTTTTATTTTGGGATACAAGTATAATCCAAAGTGTGTACATTCAAATTGTGTTTTCTTTTTACATTTATATTTTTTTAATAATGTAAAGAAATCTTCTTTTAAATTTGTTTTGGGAACAATAGTGACATTTATGTCCCAACCAAAAGTTTCTGCAACATGTTGTGCAGTATCACTATCGTAAGAAGGTTCACCGTCTAAATGAAATGTATATGCAGATACCTTCTTTCCTAATTTTTGTGCGGCAATACCTAAACTGATAGAGTCTACACCACCTGATAGGAGAAGTGCAACCCTTTTGGATTGCACCTCTCTATCAATAAAGTCTTGAAGGATAGTATCTATCATTTAAAACTTTGTTCTTATTTCAACCAAACCTTCTTCTTTTGGTTTACCTTCATTGTTAGGGTCTGGAGATTTTATCTGAGCAATAAATGATACAGACTCAATGATGTCGTGATATTTTTTATCAAAATATTTTCTAAGAACATTATTGAGAGTATCTTCAAATTGTTTCATGATTGCTTTCCTTTGTCTTTCGATGATTTTTTCATCTAAGTCAGTGTGTTCAACATAGAAAGTAAGTTTGAGTTTTACACCATGTTCATCAAACTTTTCAACCCAAGAAATTATTTCTTTCTTTAGTTTTCCACTTTTGTAAACAAAACCAATTTGTTGATATGCAGAAGAAGCAGGGTCGTCTATCAGTTTGCCACTTATTGGTTGACCCAATTCACTTGCAATTTTATTTGCATCGGGTTTATCAAGTGCAAGAACAGATGTTGACTTTGCATTTGACTTTCTCCACTTTTTGAAAAGACGGTTAATTTGTCTTGTAGTCAAACTACCTTGTGACGCTTCAAACAATGCAAGTTTACATGCATCATCGTTTCTCCAATCAAAAGCTCCATTCTCTTTTAATTCGGTTAGACATTTCAGATAAGTACCCTCGGTATTTGGTGTACCTTTTCCAATGTGGTCTTTGCCTGCATTAAGAGCTCTCTTTTGTATTGACTTTACGTACGGACTTTCAAAGGTTATCTTATCATAAAAATAAGTGTCTACACCCATTCTCATTAAGGTTTCCCTTCTACCAAAACCAGAAATCAATTCTAGTTTTCCGTCTTCACGTAATTCTACAACCATAGGTTCTCTATCATATAGAACACCATTTGCTTGAAAAGAATTTTCTAGGTCTCTTTGGTTTTCTTCCAAACTTTTTTCACGTGGTTGATAAGAAATTCCTTTCTCGTCCATGACAATTAGTTCGGATAATTTGCCAATTTCTCTTTCGATAAAATTGACCCCTTCTTTTTTCCCGTATAGACTATCGGGAGGACTTGCGGCCAGTGACCGACTTATATCAAAGTTCAATTGCATAATTTTACCTCACACAATTTAAGTTTATTAAAATGAAATCATATCTCGTACCGATACGATTTCTCCAATTTATGTATTATACTTATTTATACAAGTAATGTCAAGGCAATTTTTATTATAAATAGTATTATGCCTATTAATACTACAAACATTACTACGCAAGTTGAAGACCAAGAACTAACGACTAATCTGAATTACTTGCAACCTACTGGATTTAAAATTTTGATAGACCGTGCAAAGTATCCTAATCTAGAATACTTCTGTCAGTCAGTAGACCACCCGAGTGTCAGTGCAAATCCAGTTGAACTACCAATCAGAAGAATAACTGGTGTTCCTTTGCCTGGCGATAAACTAACGCATAGTGAAATAGGTTTTAACATTATCCTAGACGAAGAAATGACTGGGTATAATGAAATGTATAACTGGTTGCAAAGACTTGTAAACGAAGGACAAGTAGGGCCTAGTGGAAGAGATACTAAGTTTCCTACCTTTGCAGATATTACTTTGATGATATTATCCAGTCATAACAACGCAACGCAAAAGATTAGATATAGAGATTGTTTACCCATATCATTAGGGGGTATACAGTTTACTACTACAACGGGTAATGTGACTTACCTTACATTTACCGCATCTTTTAGATTTTCAACTTTTGAAGTGGTTAAACAAACATGAAGATAATAAAAACAACAACACCTTTAGATACTATAGAGTATGACGGAGACTATCCAGTAAACTTAGACCCAGTAGATGTCGTAGAAATATTTAACACGCCTTTAGTGGGTTCTTACAACTGGGATTATACCGTACAAGATAATCGTATTAAAAAACTATATGAGTTAGGTAAACAACTTAACTGGGACGTAGAAATTGACGTTGATTGGACTCCAGAAGTAATAAACATTTCAGAAGAAAGGTTTCAGTGGGAAGACAGTCAATGGAGTGGACACCCAGTTTATAAGACTTGGGATAGAATGCGAAAAGAAGAATTTTTAAAAGATTTAAATAGTTGGTCTACCAGTCAGTTTCTACACGGAGAACAAGGTGCATTATTAGTTGCAAGTCAACTTGCATCATGTGCCCCTACCTTCAATGCAAAACTATATGCGGCCTCTCAGACATTTGATGAAGCACGTCACGTAGAATGTTTTAATAAGTACATACAGACAAGACTACAAAAAAGTTGGCCTATTAGTCGTGCGTTAAAAGGATTATTGGATAAGATACTTACTGACTCAAGGTGGGATTTAAAATTTATTGGTATGCAAGTAGTAATTGAAGGACTTGCACTTGCGGCTTTTCAAACTGCAAAAGATACTACCGAAGACCCAGTATTCAAAGACATGTTAAATCTTATTATTAGAGATGAAGCACGTCATGTGACTTTTGGTATAAACTATCTTACTGACTTTGTACAAACACTATCCGAAGAAGAAAAAATGGATAGAGCAAAGTTTGCATTAGAGGCATGTACAGTAAGTAGAAACAGATTAAGACCACATGCAGTTTGGGAAATGTACGGAATGGATATAAAAGAAACCGAAGAGTATACCCAAAGAGAAATTGCAGAAAATGTATTTCAATCTTTATTGTTTAGTAGAATAATGCCCAACTTGAAAAAGATTGGATTACTACATGATGACCTTTTACCTGAATACGAGAAACTAGGTGTTCTTGGTTTTGCAGAAGGAGATAGTGATTATGAATTAAGTTGGGAAGAATTGAGTAAACCATTAAGGGAGATTGCATGAAAAGTATAATGGCACCGCAAATAGTTGATGTACTTATCAAACAATGTGAAGCTGGTATTGATAGACACAAAATGAATGTAAGAGTACTAACTGAGAAAAGAGTTGGTCTTGCAGAACATGGTGATTTAATCATAACTATTGAAGAAGAACTAGATAAGATTGCACACTTTGAAGATAGACTTTCTGTACTAAAAAAACACTTTACATAATCTGTTTGATACTGTATAATATACGGTTATGATTGACTTAGATACTATATTATCAGAGTGGAAAGAAGACTCACAGATACCTAAAAATCAATTAGACGAAGCATCTCGTAAAACACCCGAGTTGCATCATAAGTATTTGTCTTATCTTTCTGCAATGAAACTCAGATTGAAAAGGTCAGAGTTTGAACAAAAGAACTTATTAAAAGATAAGTGGTTATACTACGAAGGTAAAATGTCACAAGAAGATATTGAGTCTCGTGGTTGGAAACCTGACCCTTATGACGGTCTTGTTATCACAACAAAAGGTCAGAAAGAAAACTGGTATGATACTGATAAAGAGATACAAGACTCAGAACTTAAAATCCAATACCTTACTACATGTATAGATACATTAACAGAGATTGTTAACAATATCACATGGAGACATCAAACTATAAGTAATATGATTAAGTGGAGGCAGTTTGAAACTGGTATTTGATGCGTCCCGCAAATACTATTCAAGTAGGTCTAAAAGACCATTCTATGATGTTGGTAGACTGCGAAGGTCATCAACTCAAAGAACTATCTGAATACTTTTCTTTTTTCGTTCCAGGCCATCGATATATGCCTGCATTCAAACGTAAAGTCTGGGACGGTAAAATTCGTTTATTTAATCAAATGACTCGTGAATTAAATGTGGGTCTATATCCGCATTTAAAAAAGTTTGCATTGGACAGAATGTATCCCGTACAACTTGTAGACAATGACGAGTATGGACACCCAGAACTACGAAATAAAGTTCAACATAAATCCCTTGTCAAATATCTTGATAGTTTAGATGCACCGTTTGAAATACGAGATTATCAGTACGATGCAATATCACATGGTATAGAAAATAAAAGATGTTTATTACTCTCCCCTACTGGAAGTGGTAAGTCGTTTATCATTTATAATCTATTGCGTTGGTACTATGATAATCACGACAAAAACATGTTAATTATTGTTCCCACAACAAGTTTAGTAGAACAATTATATAAAGACTTTTATGAATATGGATTTGATGTAGAGAATGAAGTACACCGTATCTATTCTGGAAAGGATAAGATTACAGATAAAAGAATTATTATCTCTACATGGCAATCTATCTACCGTCTCAAGTTTGATTGGTTTGAACAATTCGGTGCGGTCTTCGGAGATGAAGTACATTTATTTAAGGCCAAGTCATTGACGGGTGTAATGAACAAATGTAAGAATGCAGAATATCGTTTTGGTACTACGGGTACACTGGACGGTACAGAAACAAATAAATTAGTATTAGAAGGATTGTTTGGACTGACACATAAAGTAATCGCAACCAAAGACTTACAAGTGCGTGGTACACTTGCGGGTCTTGATATCAATGTTATACTTCTTCGATATCATAATGATGTATGTCATTTATTAAAAGGTAAGACTTATGCAGAAGAAGTAGATTATATTGTCCGACACGAAAAACGAAATAATTTTATTAAGAACTTAACATTAGATTTAAAAGGGAATACACTGGTATTGTTTCAATATGTAGAGAAACATGGTAAAGAGTTATTTGATATTATAAGAAAAGGTGCAGACAAAGACCGAAAAGTATTTTATGTATCTGGAGAAGTAGATGCAAAAGACCGTGAACAAATACGTGGTATTGTAGAGTCGCAGAAGAATGCAATCATTGTCGCATCATTAGGAACATTTAGTACTGGGATAAATATTAAGAACTTACATAACATTGTATTTGCAAGTCCAAGTAAAAGTCAGATAAAAGTATTACAATCTATCGGACGTGGACTTAGACAATCAGATGACGGTAGTAATACTACACTCTATGATATTGCAGATGATTTACATGTAAAAGGACACAAGAACTTTACTTTGCGTCATTCTGGAGAAAGAATAAAGATATACGCAAAGGAACAGTTCCCGTATAAGATAATACCCGTTAATTTAAAATAGTATAAATAGTAGTATGGATAAAAGAATAGGTGACGTAAGACACTTCAAACTTGCATCAGGAGACGAAGTTATATGTGAAGTTATTGAATGGAATGACCCATACAGTGATGACGCAACTCGTCAAGAAGAAATCGTAATCAGGAAAGCAGTAAAAATGGTTTATGCAAAATCAACTACTGGTTTTCCTTTTTATACAATGCGTCCGTTTATGGTGTATCAAGAAAGTCTTGGTAGTGTTATCTCATTGAATTCTTATCATGTTGTCAGTATGGCAAAACCACCCGAACATTTATTATTACAGTGGGAAGAAGCATTATTAGATATGAACGCAAACTATGAAGATAGAGTTCGTAGTTGGAAAGATGCAGAGGCTGCTTTACGTGAAGGTAAGATACAAGAATATGTAGACGGATTAGTTGAAAAAACAAAAGAAGAAATCGAAGAGTCCGCAGATAAATTAGGAAAGTTATTATTCTTCCCTACTCATGACCCAGATAAAGATAAATTACACTAGGTATTCAGCGGGGGGCGGAATGTAGCTAAGATTATATACGATGAAACAAGTTTTGTCAACAACTAATTTAATTATTGACTAAATATGTTTTATCAAGTATAATACAAAACAATTAAATATGGATATATTATGGCAGAAAAAGTAAAACCACAAGATAAACCACACTACGTAAACAACAAAGAGTTTTCTCTTGCGGTTGTAGATTATTGTAATAGATTACAGAAAGCACAGAAACAAAAGTCAAAGAAAATCCCAGTGATTGATAATTACATTGCAGAGTGTTTTCTAAAAATCGCAGAAGGATTATCACACAAATCTAATTTTATTCGATACACTTATCGTGAAGAAATGGTTATGGACGCAGTAGAGAATTGTTTAAAGGCAATCAAGAACTATGATATCGAGACTGCAACTAGAACTGGAACACCTAATGCATTCGCATACTTTACGCAAATCGCTTGGTATGCATTCTTACGTAGAATAGATAAAGAAAAGAAACAACAAGATATCAAACTAAAATACATGGCAAACATTGAGTATGAAGATTTAGTTGATAATGAAAACAGTACAGAACAATCAGATGAAGCTGGACAATTCCTAGTAGATACTCTTAGACAAAAGATAGATGATATTAAGAGTGTAGACCGTTATTGGAAAGATGTCGTGACCGAAGAGAAGAAAAAAAGAAAAAGACGTGCGGTCAATGTGGACTCAGATTTAAAGGATTTTTTATCAGATTAACTTAAAAACTTAATTTGTATAAATAATACTGAATACTGAATACGTCCTTGCGGGCGGCTGTATATCTAAATATAGCAGAACAGTATTCAGACTTCGTTCATCTTATATTTTATATAAGACGGAAGTAGGAAACCTGAAAACCTCTTTCTATTCAGAAAGGCAAGCAAGTACCCGCAAGGGGAACGAGACCGAAAGTTTACCGAAGGAACGCTATGAGAAGGGTGTAGTCGTGAGACTATGTACGAAATCGATTAGAAAACTGGAGGGCGAACCTATGTATTACAGAGGTATCAAACAAACTCCACAAAATATCGCAAAAGAGAAAAAATCTCGTGTTGCGGGTATTTATCGTGGAATAAGACATGATGCTTTGGAGTCCGAAAACAAAAAGACATCTGATACTGTTTATCCAAAATGGTATCGTGGTGTCAGACATGTATAAGGTCAAACATCAAAAACTAGGTAAAGTCGATGCGTATATTGGAATTTTTATAATTTCAACTGCGTTGATTTTATTCTTGTCTTAAAAACAAGGGGGACTTTGTGTCCCCCTATGTTTAAAATACTAATGATAGTAGTACAATACTACAAAGACATAATGAAGGTATCATGAATATACTAGTGTTCCATTCCCATGGCTTAATCTCAGTATCAATACCAGACCATATCTTATCTAATCTACCACTTTTCATCAATTTGTCTAGTGTTTTCATATTGTG